AAAGAAAATAGAAAATACTACGATTTAAGAGATGATAAAAAATATAAAAATTTTGATTGGATTGAATATTTAAATAATTATGAAGATTTAAGATTATCTAATATATCCAATAAAGAAGATTGTTGGAAACATTTCAATGAATTTGGTGAAAAAGAAAATAGAGAATATTACGATTTAAGATATAATGAAAAATATAAAAATTTTGATTGGATTGAATATTTAGATAATTATGAAGATTTAAAATCAGCTAACATATCCAATAAAGTAGATTGTTGGAAACATTTCAATGAATTTGGAAAAAAAGAAAATAGAAATTACTACCATATTATAAATAAAAATAAATATTTAACAATTGATAAATTTAATTGTATAAATATTGAAAATATTAAAGAGTATAAGGATTTAATTTCTAATTCAAATGGTGATAATATAAACGAAACCAATTTTATAAAAAATATACAATCCAAAAATATTACATTATATTATAATAATAAATTTATTTCAGGGAATAAAAATTTAAAACCAGAAATTACAATAACTAGAAACAAAAACTATCAACAAATTATTAATAAAAATAACTCATTTGCTAATTCAATACCTTATAAAAAAGATTTTGATGGTTTATATTTTATAACTAAAAGTATGATAGAAGCAATCCAAGATAAAAATAGTTTATTATATCCATATGTTTATGATAAAGAATTATTTCATGAAATAAATAGTAAAAGATTTTTTCTCCAAGAACAAAAAGTAGATAAAAGTTGGTATAATTGGGCAACTGACGATGAAATTAAACAATTAAAATTAAAACATTTTCCAGAAGATGCTTTTGTAATATGTATATGCGGTAGAATAGCAATAAATAATTATCCAAAATCATTATTAGAAGCAATTAAAATTTTAAGAAATAATGGATATAATATACATTTACTAGCATTGACAGAATTTAAATATGGTCCATATAGATTAACAAAAAAATTGTATGAAGAAATTACTAGTTATAAATGGGTAAAATCATTTATAGTAGAAAAAAAAGAAATATTGAATTACTTTAGGTTTTGTGATATATTAGCCTCCACATATAGAGATTATTGTAATCATGTTGGTGGATCTAATAAAATAAAAGAATATTTGTTATGTAATAAACCAATTTTATGTAGTAGAGGTAAAGAACGTGAAAATGAATTAGGTAAAAATTATTTAGGATTATATGATTGTAATACTTGTAATACTGTACCACCATTATGTTGGACCCAAGAATATTTACAAAATCCTAAATGTTTTGAGCAACAAAATGAAACATATTTCACAAATATAGATATAACAAATGAAATAAATCAAATAATAAATATAATCCAAACTGTTAAAAATAAGGAGTTAATAATTACAATAACCACATATAAACGTCATTATGAATTAAATAAATATATTAATTTTTTGTTAAATCAAACATATAAGCAAAGATATCATATTATTGTTGTAAATGATGACCCAGAAGAAAAAATTAAGTTTAATAATTCATTAATATATATTAATAACAATAAATTTAATTATGGCAAAAAATCATATTTTAAAAATTTTGCAAAAAATATAAGAAATATTGCATATTTCACAAATAAATATATTTTCTCATCAGACGATTTAGAAGTTAAAAATACCTTTTTACAAGATACAATTAATTATTGGAATAGTATTGATGATAAAAAAAAATTAATTTTGACATTAATTAATGATAGAGAATTTTCTTGGACTAATAAAAAAAATGAAAATTATAATAAAAATGTTATGAAATGTTATTGGCAGGAAACATTTTTTTATTGTGGTAATCTTTTTATAAGTGAATATAAAAATTTTGATAAGGTTTTTTCAAAACCAAGAACATGTAAATCTTCTGGGGTTCCCAGATATTTCTCTGTAAATAATTATAAAAAACAATATAATATGTATGTTGTAAGAGATCAGAATTTTACTAAAAATACTGGTCTTCTTGATAGTAGAATGAATAGTAATGAATTAGAAGAAAGAATATTAAGAAATTATAATGTAAAAAAATTGAAAATTCTAATAGTCACTCATGAAAAAGGTTTACATTTTTTAAAAGAGTATATATCTTTTATTAAAAATATTAATTGTATTGATTTAGAAATAGATAATCAATATACGCTTGTTTGTAATAAAAATTCACAAAAACATGCAAATAAGCAAAAAATACCAGAACTATTAAAAAAAAAATTAGATACATTTAAACCAAATATTATATTTTGTGAATGGGGGAGTTATTTACTTAATATTTTATCCCATTTAAAAACACCTAATCAAAAACTAATTTGTCGTATGCATCGTTTTGATATTTACTTACAAAATGATATGTTTAACATTTGGAATACTAATTGGAACAATATAGATTTAATAATAACAATTACTGAATATTTTGAAAAAGAAGTAATTAATAAATTACATTTTAAAAAAAATGTAATAACTTTAAATAATTATTTAAATATTAATTATAATGAAAATATTACTTTAGATGATAAAAATCCTTACCATATTGGAATTATTGGAATAGATCGAGATTTAAAAAGATTAGATTTAGCATTAGATATTTTAAAAGAATTAAGAAATATTGATGAAAGATATAAATTATTTTCAAAAGGACATAATATTCGAAATAAAAATTTGATTAAAGATAAAATAAAAACCAATTATTTCCATGAAGAACATTCAGATATAAATAATATTAATGTTAATGAATGGGTTAAAAATAATAAAATTAGTCATATTTTATCTGTTAGTGATATTGAATCTTTTCATTATTCTATAATAACAGCCATAGAAAAAAATTGTAATTATTATATAACAAATTGGGTTGATGTTGCCAAGACATTATGGAAACCAGAAAATGTATATAATAATACAAATGATGTAGTAAATGGTATATTATCATATAACGCGTTGAATGATTCCGATAAAGAAAAATATTTATTTGAAAATAAATATCAATGTAAAAATAAATTTAGAAATAATAATTGTGCTTTATTTTTATCCTCTATATTAAATGAATAAATTTATTAATTATATTATAATTAACATAATTAATAAATATTATTATACAATGTTTTACGGATTCACTTTCAATTAATGATAAATTTTAAATAAAATTATTTTGATACAAAGATTTAATAAAATTTTTTTGTTCTATAAATAAATTGCTTTTTTCCATACTTGTTCCAATATTTTTTGGTATATTTGAAAATTCAATTTCTTTTTCCATATTTCTTAATAATCTTATATTTTCTGATGTATTTATTTCTATTTTCTTTAATGAATTAAAATGTTTAGATTTCCATCCATATTTATTTTTTTTATGAACCCAGAAAGGCGGATAGAAAATAATATCACACTTAAACTTATTGTATATATTTGTACAAAATATAACATCATGAATTGAATCTCCATAATAATTGATATTATCAGTTTGTTTAAAATTAAATAAACCAACTAATTCTTTATCAGTTTTTTGTTTAGTTATATCTGTTTCACGTGTAAATATATTTTGTTCAGTAGGTAATAAAATGTTAAATTTAGTAAAAAGTGCTTTAACTAATTTTAAACCATTTCTAGTAATGATATAAGTATTGTCTTTATTATTTTGTATAGATTCTTTATAATGAAATAAAACTTCTCTAATAGTAGCAGTAGATACACTTTTTAATTCATATTTATCCATTATATCGAATAATTCAGAACTATTATCAAAAGAAAGTATAGTGGTAACAATTGGTCTAAATATATTTTGAGAGTTTGTTTTTTTTTGTAGTTCATTTCTCATTTTATCATAATCTATTTTTAAAAAAAACAAAGTTTTATCTAAATCAAAAATGTTCAATATTTTCTTCATATATATATTTATATTTAAATAAAATATTCTGTATAGTGACGATACATAGTTAAATTATTTTTAAACTTAATGTTTATATTATTTATATTAAAATAATTATTTACTAATATTTCAGGAATATTGACACCTGCAGCAATAGTTAATGGTAGACTAGTAGGAAACCGTGGATTTATCTCTACCATATATATTTTTCCATTTGTTATATCTTCTATGACCTGAACATTCATGGTATATTTATTTTTAATTTTAATTGCTACATTTTTTACATATTCTATAACTTTTTCATTTTTTTCAGTAATACTTTGAACTGCCGCACCATTTACAATTTTAATTCTTCTTTTTGGAATTACTGAAATAACATGTTCATTTAAATTACTAATTACATCACATGTATATTCACTACCTGTAATAAATTTTTGAATTAGGTATTGTTCATTTAATATTTCTTTATGTTTCATAAAATCATCATAATTATAACATTTATATATACCTCTAGCCCCTGATCCTTCATGTGGTTTGATAATTATTGGATAATCATCAAAATTTTTATCAATATCATTTAATGTAAATACTTCTGGAAATAATATATTATTTTTTTTACAAAATTCTATTGTATTATTTTTATTATTTGCAATATTAATTACTTCTGAGTTATTTGATACAACTTTGCAATTATTGTATTTTTCTTCTATAATAGTTTTAAAATCAGCCCAAAAATTCAATTCTTTTGAATATGTTGGAATTATAAAATCAATATTATTATCTTCAATTAATTTAAAAATTTTATCTTTAAAATTATTATCTTTAAATGAAGGAAATTTTAAAAATTTATCACACAAAAATGTTCCAGCGCATATATCATTCATATCTATACCAATTATATTGAAATGATATTTCTTTGATTTTTTTAATGCCTCAACAACAGCCTTACTTGGCGCTGAACCAACACACGTCACTAAAATATTTAATCTATCAAAATTTTTCAGAGTTATTTCTTTATTTGTTTCTAAGCTTTTTTGTAATCCATTTAAAACTTTTAAAACTCTTAACCCTTCCTCACCATCTGTTATTGGTTTATTTCTAGTTAAACAACAATCAACAAAATGCTGACATTCTTTTAATAAAGGTGATGTACTCAAATCAACTTCTACATTTATACCATTATTTTTAATTGGTATAGGATTTGAATTTAAATCTGAACTGAAATTAATATATTCCGGAAAATAAGTTAATTTATTTGTTTTTGATGTGTCATCAAATAATATCATTCCTTTTTCTCCAATAATTGACATTTTTTGTTCTTTATAAGGATTTAACCAATTTACATTAATATTAACATATTTGTCCTTATATTTCAAAATACTATTAGTAACATCATGAATATTTTCTGTTATATGATCTTTTCCAAAACAAATTACTTCATCTGGTAATTTATCATCACACAAACTTAAAATGACAGAAATATCATGCGGTGCAAAAGACCATAAAACATTTTCTTGAACTCTAAAAATCCCTAAATTTAATCTATTTGCAACTATATTTTTTACTTTTCCAATTTTCCCATCTCTTATTATTTCTTTAATTTTTTCTATACATGGATGATAATGTAATAAATGTCCAACCATCAATATATTGTTTTGTTCTTTTGCAATTTTTACTAATTCTTCTGCTTCCTGTATATCAAGAGTGATTGGTTTTTCTACGTATACATCTTTACCAGCCAATAATGATTTTTTAGCAAAACTAAAATGCATATGAGCAGGTAAAGCTATACATACTGCTGTAATTTCATTATTACTTAAAACAATATCCCAATTAGTGGTAGTATTTAAATGAGGGTATAAATCATTATATTTTTTCAAGGCTTCTTCGTTAATATCACAAATAGTATGTAACATTCCAGTATTATTAAATTCTCTAATTAAATTTTTGCCCCAATAACCTCCTCCTATTAAACCAACTTTTATCATTAATATATAATATATTTTAATTAAATAAAAAAAACTATATATATATTATTTTTGTTTAAAAAAATATATTTATATATCTATATATATATGGATAAAATACAAATGTATGATCCAAAAAGAGAATATAAAACAAACAAAAAATCTTTTAATAATGCAATTCAAACTGTTTTAGATCATGGATTATTTATTAATGGTCCTGAAGTTAAGAAACTAGAAAGAGATTTAGAAGAATTTAGTGAATCAAAACATTGTATTTCTGTTTCAAACGGTACAGATGCATTAAAAATAGCTTTGCTTGCATTAAATGTTGGAGTAGATGATGAAGTAATTACTGTAGCTCATACTTGGATAAGCAGTGCTGAGGTTATATCAATTATTAATGCAAAACCAGTTTTTGTTGATATTGAAGATACTACTTTTAACATGGATCCCTCTAAAATAGAAGAAAAAATTACAAATAAAACTAAAGCTCTAATAGTAGTAAGTCTTTACGGACAAACACCAGATTTTGATACTATTAATAAAATAGCAAGTAAATATAATTTACCAGTTATTGAAGATGGTGCACAAAGTTTTGGTGCAATGTATAATGGAAAGAGAAGTTGTAATTTAACAACAATTGGAACAACAAGTTTCTTTCCATCAAAACCATTAGGTTGTTATGGAGATGGTGGTGCTTGTTTTACCAATGATGATGATCTAGCAATGAAGATTAGGGCAATTAAGAGTCATGGTGGAGTCAAAAGATTTCATCATCATTATATTGGTCTAAATGGTAGATTAGATACTATTCAAGCTGCTATTTTAAATGTTAAAATACCTTATTTTAATGAAACATTAAAAAAAAGAAATGACTGTGCTAATTATTATACCGAAAATTTGAAAGATTTAGTAGATAAGGGTTTATTAAAAACTCCTAAAGTTATTGAAAATAGAATGAGTGCATGGGCACAATATCCTTTAATTATTACTGACAAAGAAACTAGAGATAAAATGGTTAAACATTTAAAAGATAATAATGTTAATGCAGCTATATTTTATCCAGCACCTTTACATACTCAAAAATGTTTTGAATACTTAAATTGTAAATTAGGAAGCTTACCTGTAACAGAAAGAATATGTGATACTGTTTTTAATTTACCATGTTATGGTGAAATAACAAGAGAAGAACAAGATTATATTATTGATACTGTAAAAAAAATGTTTAATTAAATAATTTTAGATATAAAAATATTTAATGAAATTTTTTATTCTACAGTAACAACTTTAGCTAAATTTCTTGGAAAATCTGGATTGATTCCTTTTTTAATTGAAATTTCATATGAAATCAATTGCATTGGAATTATACTTAATATATTACTAAAAGTTTTATTTTGTGGAATTAAAATTAAATTTTCTCTTTCTAAATTGTAATTATTTGAAATTGTAATTACATTAGCATGTCTTGACTTAACTTCTTCATACACATTTGTCATTTTACTAAAATAGTTTTCATCTGAATCTATTAAAATTACAGGAAAATCTTTTTCTAACAAACCAAATGGACCATGTTTTAAACTACTCCCTGAATATCCTTCAGCATGAATATATGAAACTTCTTTTACTTTTAATGAAGATTCTTTAGCAATTGCTTCCAGATTACCTTTTCCCAAAATAAACATACTGTTTTTATTAAATAATTGATCAACAAATAATTTATATTTTTCTCCATTATTTAAAACTTGACTAATATCATTAGACAATTTTCTAATATCGCTAATATATTGTAACCTTTTATTATCATTAATATTATGCTTTTGAGCAAACCATATTGCTATCATTGATAAAATTATTACTTGAGATGTAAATGATTTAGTACTTGCAACTGCAACTTCTCTTCCAGCATTTAAATAGCATCCGCAATTACTTTCTCTGGCAATTAAAGAATCAACCACATTTACAACTCCTATAATATATAAATTATTATCTTTGCCAATTTTAATACACCTGTGTAAGTCTTTAGTTTCACCCGATTGAGATAATAATAACAATGCAGTTTCACCTATTTTTGGAATATCATTATCGTTAAATTCAGCACCATCAAATATTTGAATAGTATTGAAATTACATAGTTCTTTAAAATATTTGATTGACGTTAAACCAGCAAAATATGATGTTCCACAACCTAATAATATTAAATTTTTAATTTTTATTAATTTATCTTTTGAAGACTCTAAACCTCCTAATTTTACTTTATTGTCATCAAATAATCTTCCTCCATTACTTATTGCTCTTTTTGAGGATTCAACTTGATCGTAAATTTCCTTAATCATCCAATGATTATATGGATATGGAGTTAATTTACTTTCAATATTTGTTGATTTTTTTAAATTGTAAGAATTACTTGTTGAAATATTTACTTTATTATTCTTTTTTTCTAAAATACATATATCCTGATTATCTAAACAAATATAACTATTAGCTTTATTACAAAAACCACTTTGTTCTGATACAATTAAAGCCTCATTATCATTTATACTAATTAATAATGGACTACCATGTCTAACACAATATAATTTATTTTGTTCTTTTTTATTTAAAATACATAATGCATAAGTACCTTCTAATTTATTAATAGTATTTCTGATAGCATCTTCTACGCGATCAACTAAAGTATTTTCATAAGCTAATAAATTTACAATAACTTCAGTATCAGTCTGAGATTTGAAAGTATAATTTTTACCAATTAAATCATTTTTTAACTCATTGAAATTTTCAATAATACCATTATGAACTAAAGAAAATTGATTATTCATATCCATATGCGGATGTGAATTATTATCAGTTTTTGCACCATGAGTTGCCCATCTAGTATGACCTATTCCAATAGTATCATTATTATATTCTTTTTCTTTTAACAAATTCATAGCATTTATATTAGTTTTAGATGCATATTTATAAATTAAAAATTCATTATTATTTGATAAAGTACAAATACCAGCAGAATCATATCCTCTATTTTGCAATTGTAGTAATCCATCAATAATAAATTTATTACATTGACTAAAACCAATTATTCCTATTATTCCACACATTATATTAAGGTATAGTTTTTTAATTTTAAAAAAATTTTTTTATAATATATTTATTAAATTTATTAATAATATTAAATAAATTTAATTATTTACAATTATCATGATCTTTACGCATTTTATTTCTTTCTTCAATACAAGCTTCTAACACTTTATTTGGTGTATTTTCTCTTTTCATATATTTATTTAATGCATTAGTATCTTTTGGAAAACATAATCCACCATAACTAATTTTTCCATCTGGTCCAGGTACATTTGTATGCATAGGATTTATCCATTTATTTTTTAACATCATTTCCTTTACTTTATTATAATCACTTCCATTTTTTTGACATAAACAATATAATTCAGTAAAGAATTGTACTTTTACACTATAGAAACAATTTACAAAACATTTCATTGATTCACTTTCAAGTGCTGTACTTATTGATATTTCGGCATCTGGATAATATTTTGTATAAAATGATTTAACAACATCAATATCTTCAGCTGTACAAGTAGGTCCTTTCCCTAATACAATATGTTTTTGATTATGAAAATCTTCAAAAGCAGTTCTAGCAGTTAAAAATTCTGGATTATGTATTAATTTAAGATTAAATTCAGCTGATAATTTATTAGTTGTTTCAGGTTCAATTGTGCTCTTAATTACTATTATACCTTGATAACTATTTTCTTTTAATAATTTAAATGTTTCTTTAATTGGAGTTTTATCATACATACCTAATTCATCATTATATATTGTAGGTAAAGCTGTAAATATAATATCACATTTAAGTAAATCTTCAAATTTCCCTATGCCTCCATCTTTAAATTTATCATATCCAAATAAATTTTCATTTAATAACATTCCTTTCATTTTAAAACTTTTTAACATTGAACCGCCTACAAATCCCAAACCTGAAATTCCTATTTTCATTAAATTACTAAATATTTTTTTTATAAACTAGAAACAATAAAAAATTATAAATTTATCAAATCATTTAAACCATCTAAAAAATTAATTTTGATGTTCCATCCCAAATCTTTTAATTTTTTATTACTTATATAATATCTTTGATCATTAAAAGGTCTATCTTCTATATATTTAATCCACTGATCATAACTTTCTGTTTTCTTAATCATTTTTATTAATATTTTTGCTACTTCCATTACACTATATTCCATACCTTCATCACATCCAATATTATAAATTTCTCCTATTTTTCCTTTTTCTAATATTTTTATAAAAGCAGTTGCTGTATCATATGAATGTAAAAATGCTCTAACACAACTACCATCTCCTTGTATTGTAACTTTTTTATCTTCTTTCAATAATTTAATAAATCTTGGTATTAATTTTTCTGGATATTGATTTGGTCCATAAACATTATTTCCTCTAGAAATAACAATTGGCATTCCAAATGAATGATTATATGATTGTGCTATTAATTCAGCACCCGCTTTTGTAGCAGCATATGGATTTGTTGGACATAATACCGAATGTTCAGTTTTATGTTTTTCATCAACTGATAACATACTTTCACCATATACCTCATCAGTGGATACATGAATAAATTTAATCAAATGTTTATTTTTTCTATTTACTTCTAATAAAGTATGAGTACCTACAATATTATCATTTGTATAATTTAATGAATCTTCAAATGAATTTTGAACATGTGATTGAGCAGCAAAATGTACAACATGTGTGATTTTATTACTGTCAAAAACATGTTTCACTAAATCATATGAACATAAATTACCTTTTACCAATTGATATCTATCACTTTTTCTGATATCTTCATTTATATTGTTTTCATTTGCACAATAATACATTGCATCAAAATTTATTATTTTTACTTTATCATATTTTTCAAAAAATAAATTTATAAAATTAGATCCAATGAATCCACAACCACCTGATATGAAAACAACTGTATTTTCTGTATTACTAATGTCAAATTCATTATTATTTATATTACAATCTTCTTCGTTTTTTATATTTTTATTTTTTTTTTTATAATTTTGTAACAAGTCTTTAATTGATTCTTTTATATTTTTAACTTCAGGAAACATAGTCTGTAATTTAGATGTATCTAAAAAATTATTTGATCTTTCTGATGCCAATATTTTATTTTGTTCTTCAACTGTAAAATTTTTCCAAGTAAAATCCTTATCAACATATTCTTTATACATTTCTAAAATTTCATTATGAGATACTAAACCAGGATTTGTTAAATTTATCGTTCCAGTTTTGTTTTGTTCCATCATTTTAATTACCAATGGCAGTAATTCAGGTAAAACTGTCATTGAATTTGGAATTGAACATATTTTTTCATATGTAGTGATCTTTGTTATAAAATTTCTTGGATTATCCTCTCCTACTATTGGCATCCTTATTCTCAGATTCAATACACTATCTTCATATAAATGCATCAACTGATCTGTGTAACCTTTCACAATTGAATACGATGAACCAAAGAAATTAGGTTTACTATTTTCTGTAAATCCATTAACTTCTTCACCAAAAGGATGATCATTATCAAATTTAAAGATACAACCTGTTCCCAAATAAGTATAATGAATATTTTTATCATTACATAATTTTACTAAAACTAATGGTGAAAACAAATTGTCTCTAACATTAAATTTGACACAACCTTTTTGTTCTAAATAGTCAATAGTTGTATATACTTTTCCATCATGTTTGCCATGTGTTCTACCAATAAAAGAAACAATATGAGTAGGTTTTACATTATCAATTTCTTCACTTAATTTTTCAATATTATTGACTCTTTCTTTACCATTAACAAAGTTAATTTTTTTAGAAGTTAATAACTTAACAAATTGAGAGCCGATCCATCCTTTAGAACCATAAACTAATACTTTCATTATATTTGTTAACATAACTTATTTATATTAAACTAATTTAAAAGTTTATTTAGATTTAAAATTATAAATATTATTATAATGTCTATTCCTGAAAAAGACGAATTAATAATTAATTTAAAAATATTATCACAATTAGAAAAAAATAGAAAACTAATAACAAAAGAAACATATTTAAATTTAGAAAGTGATAATACTATTCAAGTTCCAGAATTTGTAAAAAGATGGTTTAGAGGTGACAGTCGTGATGAGGCTTTAAAAAAAATAGATAATATAATTGTTAAATCAATTAATTTATTAGATAAATATAATGATTTGGAACAATATTTAAAAGATTCAATTATAGGTTTAGAAAATTTAAAAGATACTTATTCTAAATGTACACAAACAAGAGCTAGAATTGATGTTATAATTGAAAAAATAAATAAAGCATTGAATTTAAATCAAAACTATAATTCTAATGAAAACTTTGATCTATAATATTATTTAAAAAAATATAATCTTTTTAAATTATATGGATAAAATAAAAAAAATCCAAGATAGTATTGATTCTTTGAAAAAAATAAATGATTTAAAAGAAAAAATTAATAAAATGAAAGAAATAAAAAAAGAAATAGATTTAGAACAAGAAGCTTCTGATAAATTATTAAAAAAATTAAACGATAATAAACCTAAAAAAAACAATAAATATAAAAAAAATAAAATAGATGAATTAGAATCATTATTTCAAAATACAAATGATTTTGATGAAAAAATAAATATATTTAATCATTTATGTTATAAGATCGATAAAATTGAAGAAGAACTATTTGGTGGTAACGATTCAGACTCTGAAGAAATTGATTTTGAATCAGAAGAAGAATCAAATGATTCTGACTCAAGTTCTTAGTTAGTACTACCACAATCTCTACAAATAATTTTATCTATTAATCCTCTTGAAGAATCTATTCTTTTAAATTTTACATTTAAACTTGAACATGATTTACATCTAAATGTTGTACTAATAATTTTTTTTATAACATTATTTATTTCATTTTTACCTTTTTTATTTTTTATAGTAATACCATCAGATTTTTGTTTCATCCAATTAACAGTAGTTGATAATTCTTGACCTAATAATTTTAAGATCAAATTTTCAAAATATTCACTGTCTTTTTTTAATACTTTTCTACTTTTTATGATTTTAAGAAATTGTTTAAAATTTTTAAAAATAGTATATTTTGTAGAATTATCTAATATTATTTCAGGAAAATCTAAAACTATTTTATTACTAGTACTTGATTCTAGTTCCTGTAATACAATTTCTAATCTATTTTCAAAACATTCATTTTCATTAATTATACATGCCATTAATTAAAGTAATTTATAATAAAATCTAATTAAATCAATTTTTTAATATATTAAAATTAATATAAAAAAAAAGTTTGATTAAAATATATTGGTAACTTAATTCCTAACACATATAATATCACATCATGATTTTAATAATACCTTTATGGATTTACTTTGTAAAATATTAATTTATTATAAATAACATATAATAATATAATAAATTACAAAGCGGTATCACCGTATATATTGTTTAAGTGGCCAATATAAAAGAAAATCAATTTTTTTAAATTAAAATTAATTAAAAAAAATTTTAACTATATGTTACAGGGGTTTTTTGGTACATACAACCTTGACTATTAAAATCATAAGTAAAATATCTAATTTTACAAATTATTTATACAAATTTTTTTTGTAATATCTATAATATATCCAGTATATTTATCATAGGCAACGTAGGCACTTTTAACTTTTAAATTATAAATATCTAGTCCTTTCAATACATGTCTGCTGAATGTAATGTTTTATTATTATCTTTTACTTAACTTTACATCCAATATTTCAAGTAGGTTACATCCGTATTTTCGTACCAATATATTGCATGATTATCAATATAAAACAACATCAACTTTTTTATTTAATTAAAATTAATTAAAAAAAAGTTTATCTATGACAGTTGGTTAAAACCAATAATAAATTTATATTTTATTTATTATCATCCTATCAGATACAATTTATCCGTACTATAAAAAATTATTGGTCAATTTATTAATTAATCAATTTTTTTTATTTATAAGTAATCATCGTAATATAAACTATCATCATACATATTTGTATTATTGTATAGATATCTTAAAAAATCATAACAATAATTATAATATAATTTGAACCTTTTATAATATAAATCTAAATTAGGTTCCAAATTCACAATAATAAATATCGATAATAATAATAACATTATCAAAAATATATTTATATAACTTAAACAATTTTTTTTATATTTTACATTATAATTATCATTCTTTAATACTGTATATTTTTCATATAAAGAATCAAAATTAGATTTAATTTTATCGTATTCTTCAGAAAGTTTAGTTAGCTTATCAGTTAAAAAATTATTTTCATTAGAAGCATTCGAATTATCATCTTTTAATTTATCTATTTCTTCTTCATTTAATTTAATAAGTTTATTTTGAGTTTCAATAGTATCTTTTAAACTTTTAAGATCTTCTTCATTAACTAATTGATTATTACATTTATCAATTACTTCAAACATTGATCTTAAACATTTTAATGTTTCTAAATTATATTTGTAACAAGATAAATAATTTTTATATGCATCTAAAGATCTTGTTTGAGGTATACTTATTTTATTATAACTATTGAAATAATTAACAAATAACTTAATACTATCAGTTGGTGTTTTAACTAATTCATCATTATAATTTTCCATAAATTTATTAATATCATCTAACATATTTTTTTTAAAATTATTATAATCAAAACAATTATATTTTAAGTTTCTTGCTTTTGAACAATAAAAACAAAAAATTGGAAATTTTATTGAATTATTTTGTAAATAATAATTAACAGTTTTTTTACTTACTTTATCAAATATAAAAAGACTAAAATTCATATAATTATCATAATAAACTTTTAAATTGTTTCTTTCAAAACCATTTATAACACGTATATCTGATAATTTGGGTCTACCTTTTATTAAATTTTTACTTGATACAATATATGTATATGTATTTTCGTTTTTATATAAAATATTTTTAAAATGATTTTTATTATAATCTATGAACTGATTATTAACTCTAAATGTTTCATCCTTTACATTATTTAAATGAGGTAAATTTTTATAATAAATATTAAAATCATTATTTTGTTCTTTAGCTAGTTCATCTATATTATTATAGACTATATTATTAGGATTATAACTAGTCAATTTAGTTAGTATAGCACCCAAAGAATCAGATGTTACACTGACCAGATTTAATCTGACCTTTTCAATAAGATTCATTAAATCTTCATTAAATTTTACGGTTGAATTCATTAATATTAATAATTTATAATTTAATATAAATTAGATTCAAATTTTATTTTCTATTATATTTATATATGACCTCTAAAATAGATTTTAAAAAAAAATATCTAAAATATAAATCTAAATATCTTGCTTTACGTAACTCTACACAATTAGGTGGAACAGATATTATTGTTGATGAAGAAATATA